AACCTCTTTTATCGTTATAATGCAAATATGATTGTTGCTGAAATAAATAATGGTGGCGATTTAGTTGAAAGATTGTTGCGAGGTATAGATAAAAATGTTGTCATTAAAACTGTGCATGCAACAAGAGGTAAAATGATAAGGGCAGAACCAGTGTCAGCATTATATGAGCAAAAGAAAGTTTTTCATTGTGGTATATTTAACACACTTGAAGAACAGATGTGTTCATTTAATGGAGATATAGGAAAGAGAAGCCCAGATAGATTAGATGCTCTAGTTTGGGCACTAACACAATTAAGTGCTTCTAGTGGGAAGCCATTATGGAGAGTTAGTTAAATGAGCATACTAGATGATATAAAAAAAATCTTTACAAAAAACATCAAAACAAAACAAGCACCAATAACAGTTTATAACAATGTTGGGTATTCAACACCGAAAAGGGATTCATTTATTCAATATGCACAAGAAGGATATGAAGAAAATGCAGTTGTTTACAAATGTGTAAATGAAATTGCAAATGGTGCATCAAGTGTCAGATTTCAAATATTTGATGATGAAACAAAACTAGATGCACACCCACTTATAAATTTATTAGAAAGACCTAATCCTTTACAAGCAGGTAATGAGTTTTTTCAAAGTTTATATTCGTATTTATTATTATCTGGGAATAGTTATGTTTTACGAACTGGTGCAGACAGTCAACCTCCAAAAGAATTGCATCTTTTAAGACCAGACAGAATTAAAATTCAACCAAGTAACACCACAATTCCAAAGTCATACGATTATGAATTAAGTGGGCAAACAGTAAACACATATATGGTAGACCCAGAAACTGGTGAATCTGAAATTAAACATTTTAAATTATGGAATCCTCTTGATGATTATTATGGATTAAGTCCTATAAGAGCCGCAAGTGTAGATATTGACCAACATAATTATGCCGCCAAACATAATGTTAACCTTCTAATGAATGGTGCTAGACCAAGTGGTGCTATTGTATTTAGACCAAAAGATGAAGCTGGCATGAATGTTCAACTCACAGAATCACAAAGACAACAGCTTATGTCTGACCTAGAATTAAGATTTCAAGGAACAGATAATGCTGGCAGAGCCATGTTATTAGAAGGAGATTTTGATTGGAAAGAAATGGGATTATCTCCCAAAGATATGGATTTCTTACAATTAAAAAATATGAGTGCTAGAGATATAGCTATGTGTTTTGGTGTTCCAAGTCAACTCGTAGGAATACCAGATGCACAAACTTATTCTAATGTGCAAGAAGCAAGGTTAGCTTTGTATGAAGAAACAATAATTCCATTGATAAGAAGGGTAGAATCTGACCTCAATGAATATCTTAGTCCATATTATGGTGATAGCATTCGTATTCAATATGACATAGATTCAATACCTGCGATGGCAGAGAGAAGAAAAAGAGTTTATGAAAATGTAACAGTTGCAGTAAGAGAAGGTATTATATCAAGGAATGAAGCAAGAGAAAGACTTGGATTAGAACCTATTACTGGAGGTGATGAAGTTTACATAAGTGCAAACCTATTTCCACTTGGAGAACCAGAGGTTTCAGACTTAGAAGATGACTCTCAAGATAAAGATTTATTTAGTGTTTATGGAAAAAGAGAAATAAGAAAAGATGTTTTTACAACTGAAGAAGAAGCTGAAGAAAGGGCAGAAGAATTAGGATGTAGTGGAATACATGAGCATGAAACCGATGATGGCACAGTATTTATGCCTTGTTCATCTCATGCTGACTATGAAAGAATTACAGGAGAAGAATTAAAATATCATACTGCTGACCCAGAGTATCAAGTAAGACAAGACCCAAGGTTTGGAGAAGGTGAAGATATTTTTGAAACAGTATCTGAGGCATCTGATAGAGCAGAAGAACTTGGGTGCGAAGGTACTCATACCCTCAAAACTCCAGATGGTAATATTTATATGCCTTGTAGAAGTCATTCAATTTATTTAAGAGTAACAGGACAAGACAAAGCAGTTGCAGATATAGACACAACTCCAACTAATGCAATGGCAGAGGAAGCAAGAAAAGGATTAGAGTGGAGGAAAGAATTTAAAAGAGGAGGCACTGCAGTAGGTGTAGCAAGAGCCAATCAATTAGTTCGTAAAGAAAAGTTATCACCAAGAACAGTAATGAGAATGCATAGTTTTTTCTCTAGGCATGAAGTAGATAAACAAGCAGAGGGATTTAGAAGTGGAGAAGATGGATATCCGAGTGCTGGTAGAATTGCTTGGGCTTTATGGGGAGGAGATGCAGGACAAACTTGGGCTAAACGAAAAAGGGACCAAATAAAAGATGAGTTAGAAAAATCTGCTTGTTGTGAAGATTGTGAGGAAAAACAGGAAGTAACAGGTAAGATTAAAAAAACTTTAGAAAACAAAGTAAAAGAACATAATGATAAGCATGGAAGTAAAAAGGGAAAAAGAGTTACACTCCGAATGTTGAGTGCAGTTTTTAGAAGAGGTGTAGGTGCTTATAGAACAAATCCAGAGTCTGTGCGAAGAAATGTAACTGGACCAGACCAATGGGGGGTTGCAAGAGTCAATGCTTTCCTATATGCTGTTCGAACTGGAAGGTTTAGAAGTGGACAGTTTGATAGAGATTTATTACCAAGAGAACATCCACTTTATAGACCAAAAGGTAAAGATGATTAATAAAAAGGGAAAAAATGGCAAGAGTCACAAACCATGCAGTATTGCAAGATACTTATAGTATTTTTTTAGATTTTAAAAAAGACTACAACAAAACTGCAAAAGAATTAGGTATCAAAAGAAGTACACTCAACGCAAGGATTAACAAATATAGAAAACAGAATGATATAAATCCATACAAAGATGAATTAAATGTAATGGGTAAAAAACCCATTGAAAGAGTCAAAGAGGAATTACAGGAAATAGTTGTTCCTAAATTATTAAATAATCCAGATGAACCAATCGAAGATTTAGTAGAAAGACTTACAACAAACTTTCAAAGAACTAAATTACATCAAGATGAAAAAAGATGGCGACAAGTAGAAGTTAATACTGATGAGCCAATAGGATTAGCTTGGTTAGGTGACCCTCATATTGATGACCCTCATTGTGATTGGGTTACTTTACGAAGGGATTTAAATGTTATAAAAAAAACAAAAGGTATGCGAGGTTGCTCATTAGGTGACCAAACAAATAACTGGGTTGGTAGACTTTCAAGACTTTATGAGAATCATACAGTAACAAAACAAGATAGTTGGAGATTAGTTGAATGGTTAATCAGAGAAATGAACCCTTTGTTATTAATTGCAGGAAATCATGATATGTGGAGTGGTAACTCTGACCCTGTCAAATGGATGATGAGAAAACATCAGATATATGAAACTTGGCAAGCAAGATTAGAATTAAATTTCATTAACAAGAGAAAAGTAAAGATAATTGCATCACATGATTTTCCAGGACACTCAATGTGGAATAATCTTCATGGACAAATGAAGGCGGCAAAATTTTTATCATCAGCTCATTTATATATTGCAGGTCATAAACATAATTGGGCTTTACAACAGCTTGAACTTCCAGAAAATGATATGTGTGTATGGTTAGCTAGAGCAAGAGGATATAAGTTTTATGATGAACATGCTATGAGATATGGATTTGAAGAACAAAGATATGGTCACTCTATATGTACAATTATTAATCCAAAAGCTACCAATAAAACTGATTTAATGATATGCTTTGCTAATCTTGAGGAAGGTGCTGATTACTTAACATGGAAAAGAAAAAAACTAAAGTAAAACAATTTCATCTATCCTCAAGAAGGAGATTAAATCTTCGTAAAGAGTTTCAAGAACAAACAAGACTTAGAAATAATTATGAAAGAAAATTCAGAAAACAATTAAGAGATTTTTTTGCAAAATTATATGATGAGTATTCTAAGGAATATGAAAATCTTGGTGATACAAGTGTAGTATTTCAAAGACTACAACCAGAATTATTCCAAATATTTGATAATCATTATAGAACTGTAATTGAAGTATTTGGTTTAAGAATGTTAAGAGAGTTAAGAAAACAAGAGGAACAGTTTGAAATAATTTATAGAGATTATGCAAGAGTAAATTTAGGAACTAAGATAGTAGGAATAGCAGAAGTAACAAGACGACATATTCAAAAAATAGTTTTAAAAAACCTTGATGAAAATTTAGGAGTTGTTGCTATTGCTAAGGACATAAAAAAAGCTGGAAGAAGCTCATTTACCAGATATAGAAGCTCAATGATTGCAAGAACTGAAACACATAGTGCCGCAAGTTTTGCAAATCATAGGGTAGCACAATCTATGAATTTACCTAATCAAAGAAAAAGATGGATTGCTACATTAGATGCTCGAACAAGAAATGCTCATATGAATATCAATGGTACAGAAATAGGTATTGATGATGATTTTAATGTGAATGGCGCACCTATGTCATATCCAGGTGACCCAAGAGGTGGAGCTGGTAATGTGATAAACTGTAGATGTGTATTGTTATATATAAATGATTTAGATGAAATTGAATAAGGACTAAGACTGTATAAAACTGGGGAGGGTCTTAATCCTTATTCTACTTTAACGAATCTAAAGACTACATAACAACAAAAAGTCTTTAGACATCAATAATATAACATAATATGACAAAAAAACAATACATAAAGTATAAAAATGTTAAAAAAACCGAAGATATGGTTGTTATTTAGTTAAAAGTCTGATAAAAAATAGATATGCCAATACCAAAACCAACTGGCTCTGAAACTGAAGATGAATTTATGGGTAGATGTATGGAAGACCCACAAATGCAAAGTGAATATGGTAGAAGTCAAAGGACAGCAGTTTGTCTGGATAGTTTTAGAGGAAAGGATAAAGAAAAAATGAGTGAATTAGAAAACTTTGAAAATCACGATAATGAAACAAAATATCTGGATATAAACTGTGAATGGAAAATTGAGCAAGAAGAAGATGATGATAAGGAAGGAAGATTTTCTGGATATGCATCTATTTTTGGAAATAAAGATTTAGGAAATGATGTTGTAGAAAAAGGTGCTTTTACAAAATCGTTAAAAAGAAAAAGTCCGAAACAAATTAAAATGTTATTCATGCATAAAACTGATGAACCTATAGGAGTCTTTGAAAAAATGGAAGAAGATACTAAAGGTTTAAGAGTAGAGGGAAAATTAGCATTAGGAACACAAAGAGGCAGAGAGGTTCATGAATTAATGAAGATGGGTGCTATTGATGGTCTTTCTATTGGTTATAAAGTAGATGCAAAGGGATATAATTATGATGATGATGGAAAAAAAAGAATGTTGAAAGATGTAGATTTGATGGAAATTTCAGCAGTAACCTTTCCTATGAATCCTAAAGCTAGAATAAGGAAAGTGAAAGGTGCTGAATGTACGATTAGGGACTGGGAAGAAATGTTGCGAGATGTTGCAGGACTTTCTAGAAACGAATCAAAAATAGGTGCAAAAGCACTTACTAAGGCACTTTCTCAGCGAGATGTTGATGATGGTATGCCAGAACTATTAAACTCAATTAATAACTTAACAACAACTTTACAAGGAGATAAATAAATGTCTGAAGTTGACCAAAAACAAGTTAAGGAAGCAGTTGATTCAATGGGTAAAGCATTTGAGGAATTCAAATCTACCAATGATAAAAAAATTGCTGACTTAGAAAAAAAAGGTTCAACAGACCCTCTAGTTGAAGATAAATTGTCAAAGATTGAGAAGTCGTTAGATAGTTTGGAAGATATAAACCAACAAGTAACACTTGCCAAGAAAAGACAAGAACAACATGAGGAAAAACTAGCTACATTCGAGTCTATGTTAAAAAGACCAAATGTAGGTGGCTCTGCTGAACAAATTGAAAAAAAAGTAGCTATCTTTGATAGATGGCTTAGAAAAGGCAAAGAAAATCTTGCACCAGAAGAAATCAAGGCGCTAACTGTGTCTGATGATACTTCTGCAGGTTTCCTTGCTCCACCAGAGTATATGAGAGAACTTTTGAAAACTCTTACTGAGATTTCTCCAGTTCGTTCCATTGCAAGAGTAAGAGCAACTTCCCAAAGGTCAGTACAAGTGCCTGTAAGAAGCGCAACTTTCTCAGCTCAATGGGTTTCTGAATCTGGTTCAAGAAGTGAAACTACTGGATATACAACACAGTTGGAAGAAATTCCATGTCATGAAGTATATGCTTTAGTAGATATTTCTGAGCAAGAATTAGAAGATTCAGTATTTGACTTAGAATCTGAAATGCAACAAGAGTTTGCAACACAATTTGCAAAAGCTGAAGGTCTTGCTATGACAACTGGTGATAAAATCAATAAACCAGAAGGATTTACAACTAATGTTGGAACATCTGTAACTGGTGGAAGTGGTGCTTTAACAGCTGACACATTACTTGACCTAGTTCATTCAATAAAAACCCCATACAATCAAAATGCTGTTTTAGCATTCAATAGAAACACTTTAGCTGACATTAGACAGCTTAAAGATGGAAATAACCAATATGTATTCCAACCAGGAATGACTTTGGTTGCTGGTGTACCTAATACTATTCTAGGTTATCCATATATTGAAATGCCTGATATGGCTGATGTTGCCTCTTCTGCGATTTGTGTAGTATTTGGTGACTTTAGATCAGCATATATGGTTGTAGATATAGTAAATCTTTCAATTTTGCGTGATC